AAATATTTAAGCCGTTTTCTCCCGAAACTTGGTCGTCAAAGCCCAATACGTGGCTCTCTAGTGTTGATATAACTAAAATAATGAAACAATATGAAAAATCCCATAAACATTTTAAGTTTATAGGGCCAACACCTATAGATTTTGATGCAAAAGAAATGTTTTCTACTTGCGTGTGGGAGCAATTATGTAATTTTAATTTAGAAAATCATATTAAAAATAAGATTAGCAAAATAGGAGTAATATTTAACACTGATCCGCATAATAAGTCAGGAAAACATTGGATATCTTTATTTGTTGATTTGACTAGAAAATTCATTTTTTACTTTGATAGTAATGGTTCAAAAATGCCAAAACAAGTAAAAGTATTAATAAACAGAATAGTAGATCAAGCGCGCAATTTAAATATACAATTAACAATAGATGACAATGAAGGTTTTACTCATCAATATGGCGACGGGCAATGTGGTATGTATGCACTATATTTTATAATAGAATTATTGCAAGAAAATAAAACTTATAGCTATTTTAAAAATACACGCATAAAAGACAGCACAATGAAAAAATATAGGAAAAAATATTATAATGAGGCAAATATAAAAATGAATTCGGTGTTTCTTGATTAATGTTTAGATTTATGATAAACCCAATAAAAATTGAATTAAAAATTATGATTAGACTTATAACGTTAATCACTATCTACTATGACAACCACAACCAAAAAGGTGCTTACTGAAGATTTGGGCAAAATGTTCGAAATGGCAATTTGTTTGAATTATGAAACGTCTTATGATGGAACTTACAAATATAGTTTGGCTGAAGCACAATCTCTCAAAAACAGACTTAGCAATCTTAAAAAAGTCTTTAATTATAACATTAGGCATTGTGCAAGTCGTGGGAGCAAATATGATTTTGAATGTGTAGATGACCCTAGCATCCATTTAAGCGCTAAAACGAGCAAAAATAAGACCGGTAAAGTGTGTCCGCAAGTGCTAGGACAACCCTCACGCAAAAAGTTTTGCGAGTTTTTCGCACTTGATCAAGGCATAGGCTTAGACCAAATCAAGCTCTTTATTAGCAATAACATTGCTAATTTATTGCAAGTCTATAGTGCGCATACTTTTGATTGTCCTATATTATATTATAATAAACATAGTGACTTGCTAGCCTTTATAGTATTAAAAGAAGAGATAAATTGGTCAGCCAATAGCATTAACTTTAGTCACAATATTAGAAAAAAGCTATGGAATGAGAGTTCATCTATTAGCATAAATGGAGTAACAATTGGCGAATTTCAAGTGCATAAAAATCGCGACTGCATTAAATTTCGCTGGGCATTTGAAAATTTGCTAGCATTGTTTGGACAACATTTTACAATTGTTGCGTTGTAAGCCAAGTATAGTTTATCCACCAGTCTTTATATAGTTTTTTATTATAATTGTAAAAGCGTCACTATTTTGTCATAATATGTTTTATCGATTTCGCAGCCTTTAAAAAGTCGCTTAGTGTTTTTACAAGCTAGCGCAGTTGTTCCAGACCCTAAAAATGTATCTAATATTGTGTCGCCTTCATTCGAATGTTTTTTAATGAGCTCTTCAAATAGCGCCAAACTCTTTTGCGTAGGATGAAACCTATTTTTACCGCCTTGTAACGGATAACTATAAATGCCGTTGTCATAACTGCTATTAAATGTTGGATTGCTGTCTTTAACACCTAATAGTGCGATCTCTCTAGTATTAGTTAAATAATTGACTTTACTATTTCTTGGTTGCGGATTAGTCTTAATCCACTCAATAAACCTAAGCTGCTTAAAATTGTATTTTTCTAATAAGTCTTTTAGGTTTGTAATTTTCCATAAGTCAAAGAACATTATTAATGTGCCGCCTTTTTTTAGTTTGCTATAATAAAGCTCAATAAACTTTTCTAAAATAGCTAGACTAAAATCACTATCCCAAGACCCGTAGTCGGTTTTAACGCAATATTTTTTTCCATATATTGACCCATATTTAATATAATTGCTTTTATGTGTGTCGTCTTCAATTGCATTTTGCAGTTTATAATTTGTCCATTCTTCTTCTGACTTAACCTCATTAATGTTATTAGCTTCATTATATTTAACATTATTATAATGCTTATCTAGACCGCTCGACTTAGATATAATATAAGGCGGGTCTGTTAATATTAAATCAATAGAGTTAGGGTCTAATGTTTTTAAATATTCTAGACCGCACATATTTTCAACGCTAATAGAAGGATTAGGATTGTCACTACTTTTATTATCAATATTTTTTTCAATACTAGCTTTATGTTCGAGCAATTTAATTAGTGCATCTTTGCTTTTTGATTTATAATTTGTAATTCCTTGTTGCTCACATTGTAACATAAGCTCAGCTTTAGTTAATTTTGCTAACTCCATAACTTGGCTATAATGCATTACTTAATAGTTGTATATTAATTATTCAATTTTTAAATAATTAATATGTTATATATTATAATAATGCAAAAATGATAAAATAAAATTGAAAACAAATATAAATGAAATATATTAAATATATAAATCTATAAATCTATAAATCTATAAATCTATTAATCTATAATGTCTGAGTATATTCCAAAGCAAAATATTACAAAAAGAATGAGAGTTGCCTATAGTCTAGAAGAACAAGCTATTATGAAAAATGATAAAAAAATTATACTTTTACAATTAGAAAATTTGAGTTTAAAAGGCAAATCTGTTATTTTTGAAAATCAAGAAATAATTGCATCGACAGTAGTAGCCACATTTAAAAAAAGAAACATCATAAATATTATGGTTGTATCTAAAACGCAATCTGGTAAAACAGGAAGTATGTGTGCGTCTATAAAAAAATATTTAGAAGACAGCGACAATTTAATACCTATTGAAAATATATATATAATTACAGGCTTATCAAGTTGCGAATGGAAAGAACAAACGAAAGAAAGAATGCCTGAAAGTATACAAAATAGAGTTTTTCATAGATCAGAATTACCCAAGACATTTGTTGATGAAATTAAAGATAAAAAAAATATCCTCATTATTATGGATGAAATACAAGTTGCTGCGAAAAAAGATCAAACTATTTACAAGACATTTGATAACGCTGGAATTCTAGACAAATCAAAATTATATGAAAATGATATTAAAATATTAGAATATACAGCAACACCAGACGGAACCATTTATGATTTAATGAAATGGAAAGATGCTTCGTATAAAATATTAGCAGATGTTGGTGATGGTTATGTTAGTTGTTATGAATTATTACAAATGGGAAGAATAAAACAATTCAAAGATTTGTGCGGTTATAATATATATAATCATATTAAAAATTTATATTACAAAAACTTAGGAGGACCATTAGAAGGACAATTAGAAGAATTAGTAACAGTTGAAAAACACATTAAAATGATATCTGATTTTATTATAAATAGTGCTAACGAATTTATAATGTATAATAAAAAATTTGATACAAATTCTTATAATGAACTTATCCAACAAAATAATTTAGAAATATATATCAAGATAACAAATATAAATGCAATTGAAATATTCAATCATCTAAAAGAGACATTTAAAAATATACAAGAAATTAAGAATGACGTTGTTAATGAATTTAAGCAACCTTTATATCATATTATTAGAACCAAACCGGCTGATAATCAAGATTTGACTATACAAAATTTTAAGCTGTTATTTAATGATATTAATTGTGATTATATTAATTATGATGGAAATAGTGATATTAAAGATATTAATAAACTTCTAAGAGAACCACCAAAAAAACACACATTTATATTTATTAAAGAAATGTTAAGATGTTCTAAAACATTACATAAGAAATTTATTGGAATATTATATGAAAGATATGTTGCAACACCAGATGATTCAACAATTATTCAAGGATTAGTAGGTCGTGATACTGGATATGATAATAATGGTATAAGCATATGTTATACTAACACAGAGAGTATTGAAAAATATGAAAGATTATGGAATAGCAAGTTTGAAGACACAACTATTCTATGGAACTCAAAAACAACTGCAATTATAAGCGGAGCTCTTACAGGTAAAAATACATTTAATGATCCAAAAGCATATGATGGATTTTCAGAGACAAGTGAGGATAGTATTGAAGACAATCCTGACATAGAATATAAAGAATTCAAGACACAAGAAGAAGCTATAAAATTTGGCATTGACGTACTTGAAAAAAAGTTTAACAAAAGAGACCCTAATAAGCTAGCACCAAAAGAAGTTAGAAATAATGGAATGAACCCATCTTGTGACGAACTAGTTAAACGCGTGTGGGGTATTAATGTTGATACACCCGCAAGAATGATACCAACACGCAATGAAACTTGGTGTGTATATTGGCGTCCATCACTTATTAAAAAATAATTAATATGTTATTATTATTAAGACAAATTCGTCTGTGTATGTGTAATATTCCATAATTTTTCTAAGCTCCATATAGGTGTGCGTTTATTTAGCGCCCATAATGAAATGCGATTTACATAATGGCGACAATCATTTATACCTAATATATATTTTTTTGGTAGAGTTTTTTCAAATTGTTCAACTTCTTCCAACGATTTGCTGGTTTCACCCCAATATATGGTTTTATTTGGAACATTTTCTGGTATATAAAATCTATATAGCTTGTCGACAAATGTTTGTTGTTTATTTGAAACAACTGCACCATTACTATTTATACTATTTATACTAATAGCATTAGCATCGTTACTAATTGTTTTAAATTCGCATTTATTTGGTTCGCAAAAAGGGCGATAATCGTATCTTAATAAACTATTATTATTTTTAAAGCTTATACCAATATGATATAAATTGAAGTCGTCATTAAATCGTTCCAAATGTAAATTGACTTGTGTTTTTGGACTAATTGGTGGAATAGAAAAAAACGATGCATAATGAATTCCTAAAAATAGAAGTGCTAATTTAAGCATATTAGTTTTATATAAAATAAAACATTATATTTTTATATAAATTATAAATTATAAATTATAAATTATAAATTATAAATTAAAGTGTTAAATTTGTAGTATATTAAAAATAAATGTCAGCAAATTTAAATAGCAACGCAAAATTAAATAGCAATGCAAGTTTTATAACAAGTAAGGAAAATAAAGAGGTTTTATGGAATGTGTTATATAACAATAAAGTATTTAACAATATACCTGAAACAGATTTTAATAATATTCAAATGTTATTCGAAAAAACAATACTAAAAAGTTTAGATGAAACTAGAGA